GAAGCCGACGCGGACCTCTCGCGCCTTGGCAAGGTTGGTCGCGATCTCGCGCAGCTTGGCCTCCATGCCACCGCCGCCCGTCACCGTCGCCATGGTTGCCCCCACGGTTCGAAGACAGGGGCAGGGGCGGGCACGTAGAAGGCCCCACGCAGGTTGCGGGTAGCCTGCCAAAAGGCGAGGCCATACTGCGTCTGCCGCAGCCATGGCGCAGATCCGGACGCGAGGCCGGTATCGAACGAGACGGACACGCTGCCCTCGCTGGCCGATGACACGACGCCGACATTGCCCGATGGCGTGCCCCCAGCCTCCAGCGCCCCGCTAAGCGCGGCGATATGCGCCACCAGCATGTTGAGCAGCGCCAGCCTGACGCCCGTATCCGCAACCGGCGAGGCATCACTGTTGTCGAGATACAGCCCGGCCTCGGCGAAGAAAAGGGCGGCCCGCTCCTCGCTGACCGCCCCAAACTCCGGATAGCGCGTGATCCAGGCGGCGTAATCGAAAACCGCCACAGCCATGGCTTTATCCCTTGCTCTTGCCCGTCGCTTCCCGATCGGTCTCCAGACCCTTCGGCAGGTCTGCTTCCGGGTCCAGACCGGCGATGCCGACCTTCTCTCCCTCCAGCGCGGCCGCTTCCTTGGCCGCGTCCGCCTGCTTTTCGGTGAAGAAGATCGCCCCTGACTTGACCGGGCCGTCTCCCTTCCCGGACATGGCATACCAGTCCTTGAACGCATCGGCCGCGTCGCCGTCCAGCTGGGTCAGGCCCACGCCACTGGCGCGCAGCGGAGAATCCGGCGCGAGGCCGTTACGCCACGGATTGTCCGCGTCGTAATCGGCATTGGCGCCGTTGAGGGCGATCTTGATGCCCAGATGGTCGATGGTGAACCCGAACGGGAGTTTGCAGCCGACGAACATGTTTCCTCCTCAGATGCCCAGCATTTGGGCGATGGCGATCGGGCGACGAATGATAGTGCCCCATGTCCCGGCGCTGTTCTTCTGCGCCCAGGCAGACGGCTCCGTGATGAGCGCATGGGCGCGCATCTTCTCGGTATAGGCCGGGTAGGCGGTGCGGATGCCATCCACTTCCGGGATGATGAGCTGCATCAGTTCGCCCGAGCCGGTGGAATATTCCGGAGCAGCCTCGATCGTGAGGTTCGGGAAAGCCTTCTTGATCAGGTCTTCGACGTTGAGACCATAATCGTTGGTCGTCAGCAAGGCGGGCTGGCGAGTGGTCGAAAGGACCAGAACCATCGTGTCGGTCATTTCCAGGTTGCCGCCCATCTGGGTGACAGCCTGCGTGTAAAGCGCCTTCACGTCGTTGAAGATTTCCAGCGCCGTCGCCAAAGCCCACGTAACGCCCGCGCCGGTATTGGCCTTCGTCCCGGGTGAAATGGCGTTGGCGAGCGACGGATCATTCAGCAGGCCGTAATTGACCAGCCCCGACACGCCGTAAAAATAGGTCTTGTTGGAGAACTTGTTGAACGTCATGGCCAGCGACTTGTCCAGTTCGGACGAGTAGTTGAGGCCCGCCGCGCCCCATCGCTCCAGCGTCTGTTCGCCGTAGCGCTTGAACGCCTGCCACCCATAGGGCTGGCGATAGTTCCATTGCGCATTGGCATCGACCATGCCGTTGTTGGAATAGTCGTTATAGGCCGCCACCTGGCCAGTGCTTTCCGCCATCGGGAAATAGGCGATCTGGTCGATCCACGATCCCTTTTGCGCCTCGCCGCCGAGAATCTTGGCGGCGCGCATCGGCGTGAAAATGACATTCACCACCTCCGGATCGATGACCGACACGGACGAGAGGAGAACGCCAGCATTGGGCGTGGTGGTCAGCGCGGGCTGCGCATCGACCGCCATCTTGAGATGCGGATGCGCATCCAGGGCGAGGCGATAGTCGCGCTTCTGGCGCTCGAACCGCGACTTGCCTTCCGGCGTGCCGTCGTGGCCGAACACGGCGTTGGCGGGGAAGAAAACGCCGCGTTCGGCGAGTTCCTGGCGAAGGACGGGATCACGCATCTGTCAATTACCCCCGAACGCTGATTTTGGCGAGTTCGCTGCTTCCCGCCGTGGACCGAACAGTCCAAGCGGTCTCGATATTGGTCGTGAATGTGCCGGTGACGGTGCCGGAGGCGGTTGCCGCCGCGCTGAGAACCGCCGTCCCCGCTGTGGCATTCACGCTCACGATATAGGCCCCCGCCGGAATGCCGGTGCCGCTGATCGGCGAACCGGGGTAGATCGCACCACCGGTATAGCTGATCGTCGTGGACGTGTTGGTCGTCGTCACACTGCGAGTGACGGTCGATGCGGCCCCGGTAGCGGCGGCCGAGCAGGAGCCATCGGCGAAGGATGCATAGACCTTCTGTCCGATCGCCGCCCCGCCCGCGAAGCGCGCCCACATCGTGCCATCTTCCATGACATCGACCGGGGTGCCGGCGACGACCTGGTTGCTGCCACCGGACAGCATGGTTGTGTTTGCCACAACGGGCTGATCACGATGCAGGAAGCCGACCCGCACCGTCGTGACGCCGGGGTGCTGGCTCGTCACCAGCCCGGTTGCCGTATTCACGAACGCCATGCGGCCAACATAGGGACCGACCGCGCCCGCCACGAACATGCCTTCGTCGGGCGTGATCAGCGAAAAATAGGGGTTGTATCCCGCAAAGCCGCCCTCGAGGCCGGGCGCGAGATTGGCGGAAACGGAAGTCTGGAACGCCATGGACTTAGCTCCGGATCACAGGGGGAAGGTTGGGGACGATCTTGTGCAGCTTGCCTTCGACAAAGGCGCTGTCCTGCGCGATCTGCGGCGTCTCGGTCGGGACCATGGCGACCATCGCCTTGAGTGCGGATGCGTGGACGCCCTTCGTGTCGAAACCCTTGGCCTTGAGCGCAAAGGCATAGATCGCCTCTGCGCTGTCCAGCCCGACGACCTCGCCGACCAGCGGGAAGACATCGCGCTTGGCCGTATCGATCGCAGCGACCCGAGCGGCCCCCCGCTTTTCGGCATCAGCGATCATCTTGCGGACAACGGCGGCGTCCATGCCCTTCGGCTCATCCTCTTCCGCCTCGTCCTCAGCTTCCTTGTCGGCGTCGGGGTCTTCATCCTCGGCCTTCGGCTCGTCCTCAGGATCTTCGTCCTCGGCTTCCTCGATCTTGTCCTCATCCATGGCGAGGGCCTGGACGGACCCGATGGCAGCGGCGAGGGCGTCGGCGTCAAGCGCCTTGTCCTGCGCGAGCTTGCCCTTGACGAGCTTTGCGACCTTTCCGGCGATCGATTTGGGCGCGCCGTCCTGCGCCATGGCCTTGGCATCCACAGACGCCAGCACCGGGCCGATATCAACCTTCGCGTCGGCGGCGAGCAGGGGGCGAATGTGCGACTGAATAGCCCCCGAGATCATCAGCGCCGTTCGAGAATTGAGCTTCATTACTTCATCTCCGACCAGAACATCAGGCCCGGCGCGTCCTTCGACGACTAGGGCGACGTGGTTGCCAACAATATCCCGCATTACACCGTCGTATTGCAAACCGTCTTCGGTGCGGCCCGGAGTCATGTCCGCGCGGTAGCGATAGCCGCACGACAACTCGCGCTGTTCGTCCGCCTCTATCGCCCGCTGATAGGGGGCCGACCAGATGACGAGGCTGTTCGACAGATAGGGGTGGATGAACGCGCAGTCGGTCCCCGTCGAACCGATGATCAGTTCTTCGGGTAGCTCCTCGCAATCGACCGGGAGGTGTTCGGACAGGATTGGGACGTTGTTGAAGCTGGGGGCGGCGCGCGCCAGTTCGTCGGGATCGCGGTAGAGGTAATAGACCCGATCGGCGTCCAGCCCCAATTCCTGCGCGCCGGGGATTTCCCGGCCATAATAGGGGCACGCGTTGGCTTTGGAAATGTTGCTGGCTTCGACGTGCAGGAAGCCGTTCGCATCCCTGCGCCGCACCGAACCTCTATCCATGGCCATCAAGATCATGACGATCCCCGTTCCTCCGTAATGTCAGGATAAAGGGGAGGGGGCCTCAGCCAAATCCCGGCATGATTGGGACAGGCACACATCGGCAGTTGATGGCGGTGCCAGGCCACACCGGACCCAGCCCGTCGCCAAAATCATGGCCCTCGCGGATATCATAGACCTTGCCGGAGAAGGCTACATGCTCGGGGCGTGGATGGTTGCCGCCTGCACTGTGCAGCCATTTCGCCTGCGTGATGCCAAGTTCCAGATGCCTCGCGCGCGCCATCACTGCCGTCGCCTTGTTGTTCTGGTCGCGGGCAATAAAACTGGCGCGGCGCTTGGTGACGCCGGCTGCCTTGGTGAGCGCCTTGGTCAGGGTGGCCAGGTCACGGCCCTGGCTTACCGACTGCATGGCCAACGTCTCGACATGCGCGAGATGCTGCTGTGCGATGGACTTGATCAGCCCGACATTCTCAGCCCGAACCGCGTCGAAGGCGTCGCGCATCGCTGGGGTCATCTTGAAGCGGACAGTGAACCCGGCCTTGCGGAGATCCGCCATCAACGACCTGTCGCACCTGTCACGCGTGGCCTTGGCGAAATATTCGGCGAGGCTGTCGGCGAGCTGGTCAAAGCGCCTCAGCCAGCGGCGGCCAAGGCGAGACATGGCGATTTGCAGGCTGCGCGCCGGGGTTTCGTCCGCGCCCATCAGCACCGTCTCGGGCGTGTTCTTGCGCCACTCTGCGCTGATCCAATGCACGATCGAGGCGTGCATTTCGTTGATGAGCGCGGTCAGGCGCTCGTCATATTTGGCCCGGATAGGGGCGGCGGGGCGGATAGCGGTAAGCGATGGCTTCGCATCCAGCGCTCGGAGCCTATGTCCGTCTGCTGTGATGCGGACGCCGCAAAACCAAAACTTATGCGTCTTCGGCCCTGGCTTGCGCCGATAGGGCCTTGGTCGCTCTAGCAGATCAGCTTCGATCCGATCTATATCGAGCATCAGGCCGCCTCCCGCTCGTCCCCCAAGCCAGGAAATTCCTCATCAGCCTCTTCCTGCTCTGGCTCCGGCGGAGGCCCGGAAAGATCGACACCATGATACAGGCTGGTCTCATCGCTCTGGAGCCGTAGGCGCGCCTCCTCCGGCGACACGACACCGCCATTGATGTAGGCCGTGTCCGCCTCCGCATCGCTCTTGCGGATGTCAGCCTTGTCCTTGTCGCTCATCTCCCAGAGCGGCACGAACTCGAACTTCATCGTCTGGTCGATATCGCCGAAGAGGGATAGCTGGATCACGTCGAGCAGTGTCTCCAGGCAGGGACGGCACACGCGCTCCAGATAGGACAGGATCGCATCGTAGAA